ATCTTGTCAAACTTAATTCTGATGGCAAAGTTACTGTTTTTGCAACTGCGGCGGGAATGGTTTTGCCTATGTTCGCTCTAGAAGATGAACATCGGGGTAAAACAATAACAGATGCTTATGCACAGGGTGATCCTGTTCAGTGTTGGATTCCTTCAAGAGGTGATGTAGTTTACGCAATTCTTGATAAGGGACAGAATGTAGGAATAGGTGACATGCTTGAACCGCATGACGATGGTTCGTTGCAGAAACTGACTACAGGTTCATCCGCATCTGATGGTGGCGCCATTGTGGGTGTCGCTCTTGAAGCACTTGATCTTAGGGCTTCAACCGCAGTTGCGACACACATTAAAGTTCGTATAAAGTAGAAAGAAGGTGCAGAGAATATGGATAATATGGATTTTATTACCAACGGACAGACATCAGGTGCTGTCGCCAGTATGCTCGCAAACAACGGTAAACTGGATGTAGGGATGCTTCGTCCTTGGGTAGGACGTGACGGTCGTTCTTATTGCACCCTTTGTGCTCCTGGAAAAGATCCAAAGGACATGGCCAGCTACGTAGCTAATCCGATTCAGGCGAATGCAACTCTTCGTCAGGATGAATGGAAGCAGATGGATGAAGCTATTCTCAATGTAAGTCGTTCACGTCTGCAGGGTGTGGCGGATCTTATTAGTCGTGGACTTACCTTTAATCTTGGTAATGCTATGGGGACTACCGTTTTTGAATACGAGAAAATATCAGACGCCTTCTCAGCAGAGCTCACAATGGATGCTGTTTCTCGTGGAAGTAATGATCGTCCAGATTATGGTGTAGAATATTTGCCTATTCCGATTATTCACGTTGATTATCAGATTAACGCTCGTGTTCTTGCTTCTTCCAGAACACGCGGGCAGGCTCTTGACACCACATCGGCAGAGTTGGCAGCACGTAAGGTAGCTGAGAAACTCGAGACAATGCTTTTCACTTCAACAACGTATGCGTTTGGCGGAGGCACGATTTATAGTTATCTCAGTCATCCACGTCGTAATCCTGTGACGCTTTCAAAACATTGGGATGATTCTTCTGCAGATGGAGCAACCGTTATTAAAGATGTTATTGCTATGAAGCAGGCGAGTATTGACGCAAAACATTATGGCCCCTGGGTTCTTTATATTCCTGTCGGGTATGAAACTGTTCTTGACAAGGATTATGATACAACAACGGCTACTGGTCGTACAATACGTGAACGCATCCTTCAGATAGACGGAATTACTGATGTTAGAGTTATTGACACCCTTACTGCACATAACGTTCTTCTGGTGCAGATGACAAGCGATGTTGTTCGTCTTGTTCAGGGGCTAGGGATAACAAACGTTGAATGGTCAACTGAAGGAAATATGATTACGAAGTATAAAGTAATGACAATTCAGGTTCCTCAGGTAAGATGCGATTACAATCTTAAATCTGGGGTAACACATCTAGCGGCTTAAGGAGTGTTTAAGATGGCTCGAACTCGTACCGTACCTTCCATAAAAGAAGATTACGAAAAGACCGAGTCCATTGTTGAGGAAAAGGTACAGGAGGAAACTCCTGTACCTGCTCTTCCTAAATGGCGTTTTATTGGTGGAGGAGCACTTGTCCTTAGAGATGGACAGAGAATTGAATCAAATCAGATTTTCTTTGCAGATCCATCAGCTATTTCACCTGCGTTTATGGATCTTATGCAGTTGCTTGAACCAGGAGAAGTAAAACCAAAATATGATGATTCTGAAATTCTTGATGTTGAAATTATTAAACGTGAAGATGGTAAATACGATGTTGTGGCGGGGGATGTTGTATTAAGTGATATGCCTCTAACAAAAGCAGCCGCAAAAGCGTTTGTTGCTTCACTTTCGGCAGAATAAGATATGGGTTTGAAAGGTTGGAAAGTACCGAAAATATGGAAAGGTTCTTCTTGTTTTATAATTGGGGGAGGGCCTTCCTGGTTACATCAATTTAATATTCCTAAAGAACTTATTTTGCAAGTACGACAAAAGAAAAAACCAATGTCGTGTTATTCATCTTATTTGCGGTATTTGCATGATAAACATGTTATAGGAGTTAATGGTGCTTTCCAACTTGGTTCTTGGATTTCTGTTTGTGCATTTATGGATATTGCATGGTATGAAGAACATGAAAAAAAGTTATTGACACAATTTGCTGGATTGCGAGTTACAACGAATGATTCTGTTAAACAAATATCATATGTAAAAAATCATATAAAATACTTGGAACCTGAACGGGGTAAAGTTTACGGTATTTCTAATGAACTAGGAATGTGTGCTCAAAATGGCAATTCAGGAGCATTTGCAATAAATGTAGCATATCATTTAGGCGTTAAAAAGATTTATTTACTTGGGTTTGATATGAATATTGTTGCAGGTGTCTCTCATTTTCATGGTGAATATCAAGATCCTTGGACGGCGCAAATAATAGGCACTCATTTAAGATGTTTTCCAGACATAGCACGAGACGCTAAACAGTATGGACTTGAAATATACAATGTCAATCCTGATAGTGCGATAGATAGTTTTCCAAAAGTTACTTTAGATGAAGTTATAAGGAGTGAAGCAAAATGAGTACAGTTACTCCTGCAATGGTAAAATTAATCCTTCCGGAAACTGAGCTTGTTGATGGTAATATCCAAGCGTTTATTACTTCTGCAGAACGTTTTCTTGACGCTTCAGGCGTTACTTCTGCTGTAGATGATACTATTATTGAAGAATTAACAAAATGGCTTACTGCTCATTTTATAACTTCAACTGTTGAACGTTTAGCTATTTCTGAAAAAGCGGGTCCTACTGAACAAAAATTTGCAAATGTATACTCTAGTAATTTATCTTCTACACCGTATGGTCAAACTGTAATAGCTTTAGATCCTTCTGGAATATTAAAAGAACTTACAGCTATGAGAAAACTTATTAGTCTGTATGCAATACCAGAAGGTGATACTAAATGAGTATTTTATCTTTAATAAAGAAAGTCTGCGTACAAGATGCTGTTTATTGGCCACCTGCAGGAAATACAGGATATGAACCTTCGTATGGAACACCGCAACAGATTAAATGTAGATGGGATGGTTCTTCTGAAGTTTTAACGGATAAGTATGGTAAGCAAATAGTTGCTTCTGCAGAAATATTGAGTCCGACAAAAATGGTGGAAGAAGGTTTGATATACTTAGGATTGCTTGCTAGCATATCCTCAACGCAACGAGCAGACCCTAAAGCTATAGCGGGGGCATACGAAATCCGGAAAATAAGTACAACGCCTCTTTTTAGGTCTTCTACAAAATTTGTATATCAAATTTATGTTTAGGAGTTGACTAACATGGCGGCGAAAGGATTAGATAAAGTTTTAAAAAATTTAAACAAAGAATTAAAAAAGATAGAAAATAAAACGGTAGGTTCGTTAGTTAAAGCCGCGATACTTATTCAACGAGACATGGAATACACGCCACCTCTTACACCTGTTGATTATGGTAATTTACGTTCTTCTTATTTTATTGCTTCTGTTCAAGACTTAATTTTACCCGGTGGGTTTGAAGGCCCTCAAGCTACAAAATTAACATCTTTTTCCACATCTATAGTGTCTAATTATGCACAAAAAGCAAGAGCCTCCAAAAAAGGTCGATACAATGTTTATTTTGGATTCTCAGCTTACTATGCGGCGAGAGTGCATGAACTTAGTGGCGCCAAATTTAAACGCCCAGGGTCAGGTCCTTTTTTCTTTGAAGCAAGTGTAAAAAGAAATACAGCAACGATTTTAGAACTTGTTAGAAATGAGGCTCAAATTAGATGAATAACGCATCCAGAGATATTGCTGATAAACTAGTAAATTTAACAAGTTCGTCTAGTGTTTTAAAATTTACATTAGGTTCAAATTTATTTGTTGGTCGGCAACCTACGAATCCAGAAAATTGTGTTACAATTGTAGATAGACCATCTTGGCCAATGAATATAAATCTTGATGGATCATGTGATTTTGATTATGCCTCAATACAAGTTAATGTACGAAATTTATCATACAATGCAGCCGCAACAATGGCACAAGCAATAATTGAATTGCTCCATGGAGCAAATAATTTTGAAATAAACGCAACAGATTATTTTGTTTGTATGTGTGTATCCGGTCCTTCTCTTCTTGAGTGGGATCAAAACAATAGAGCAATTCTTATTTGTGATTTTGACATTCAAAGGAGGAGATAGTTATGGCTATATCAGGCGTAGGAACTATTTTTGCAAAAAAAGCTGCCGGTTCATCTGTTGTATATACACCGATAGCTGAAGTAAAAAACATTGAAGGACCTTCTGCATCTAGGGCTTTCTTGGATTCAACAACACTTGATGCAGTGGACGGATGGCGTACTTATATTTCTGGTTTTAAGGATCTAGGAACTTTGACGATGACCCTTAATTATACCAAAGCAGGGTACTCGGCGTTGCTGGCGGATCTTGGTTCCGATACGGCAAGTAATTATAAGATTACATTGCCTGACAGTACAACAATTGTTTTTGATGCGTTTCTTACGGATCTTCCGCTTACTATTCCTGAAGATATAATTACAGTAAGTGCAACATTTAAAATTTCAGGAAAACCATCTACCACATTCCCATCTTAAATTTAAGTAAATAACAAAAAACAGGGGGGTT